CGCTCAAGAGAAGGTCTTCCTACGCTAATTGCCATTTTACATTCCCATCCTTGAGCGCAAGAGGCTCAACACTTCCATAGCTTCCCTTGAGCTAATCGCTCTGCCAGGAGCTTGGGGCGCGACAGCAGGCTCAGTCGGCTCAAGCACTTGAGCTTCACCAGGCGTTAGGAATACATTAGGGGTAACGTTTTCGCTTCCCGGCTCAGGAATAACATCGTTCAAATAGCTAACCTCGCCTATGCCCAAGTCACTAACGTTGTCCGTAAGAAAGCGAAGCCTTTCATCTCCCTTAAGCCCTTGTTGGTCAGCGCGAATACGAGCAATTTGAAGCTCCATAACGTTTCTCTGAGTAACCGGAACATCGAACACCAGAGCACCCTCATCGTCTGTTCGGGGAATCATTGGCGATTGGAATGACTGTCCTCGGGGCTCGCTGTATGGGAGACTTCCCAGGGCCTGAAGCTCGCCTTCAGTGGCTCCTCTAGGCGTAGCCAAGGACGCCGTGTCAACGCCACCCAGGATGCGCTGCTCAGCCCTAAGCTTGTTGGCAAGGGCTTCTTCCATTGTCGTGACCGGAATGGGATCTCTGTCGGCAAGCGCCTGCTCTGCCCGACGCTGTTCGGCGGCAGCACGAAGCTCCTTGGCCTTGTCTCTGAGAGTGTCAGCAATCCCCTTGCCTGTCCTCTCGATAAGGTCTGCATCAATGTCGCCCATTCCTTTGACAAAGCTAGCGCCAGTTCGCGCAATGCTTCGGCCAATCCCCCTGTCAAAGGTTGCGAGGGCATCCTGAAAAGCCCGCTCCTGCTCAATGCGGTTTAGGATCTGCTGCTTCTGGATCTGCTCAGACTGGGCCTGCCTTGCGACATCCTGCAAGGCCATGTTCTCAGCAAGTCCTGCGGCAAGCCTGTCTCTTGCTTGCTGCTTTCCAGCCAAGGCCGTTCCGTAGAACACATCGCCGGAAGCAACTGGCATTTCCATAACTTCAGTAAGCGCTTGAGCAAAGGGCTGCGTCGTTAGAGGAGCCTCTAGCGCAGCCATCTGGGAAAGCGAACGCTCTGCAATCGTAGGGTCTCTGTCGAATAAGAATTCTTGTGCCATGATTCCCTACTTGTAAATAGCGATGATTGAGGTCCGCGCTCCAGACCCTTTGAAGTGATTGTATAGGGTTGCGTCCCCAGGGGTAGAGCCAGTTCGACTTGTCTGCGAAAGGCCCATCTTTAGCTTATAGGTGTGAAGGCCGGCTGGAACTACCGCGTCATTGGTGGTGCTAAAAAAGAGATTGAATCCGCGACGGGTAAAGTCCCCGCTGCTAGTCGAGCCGCTGGGTGCGATGTAGTAATCGTACTTAGCAAGAGAAAGAACTCCTCCGTTGTTGTACGAGTCGCTGCCGTCAATCAATCCTTTAAGGTCTAGCTGAAATCCAGCGGCAGTTGTGTTGTTTGTGCCGTGGTCAAAGTAGCTAGCCTCTCTGGCCTTCCAGATGTTCACAGAGGAGTGAATGATTAGATTGCCGACTGGAACATCTTCCTTGAGGTAGAAGTTCACCGAAGCGCCAGGGACATCGTACCCGTACTTGTTGTAGTCCAGCCAAGGCAGCGTTGACGAAGAGCCCGCAGCCATGAGCAAGAAGGCTTCAGGCGAACTTGAGCCGCTTCGGAAAACCCTTGTAAGAGAGTTTGGCTGAAAGGCAGACGCAGGAACAAGCTTATCGTTCCTGATGTTTCCGTTCCCGCTTGCGTAGTCTCCAACAGTTGAAGACCACAGTGCGAAGTCGTCAAACGAGCTGTCTGGGCTATCAGCAGAAAAGTCGCTCGAAGCTGAGGGAACCGTTGGTAGGTATGCGCTCATCAGGTTCTCACTGAGAAGATTTCTAGCTCGAAGTGCTGAATGCTGTAGTTCTGCTGGGTGCTAGTTACGTCTGTCTTTAGCTCAATCTTATGAATATCTAAGGTCGACTGAAACATAAAGAACATATAAGCGTCCTGAATGTGGCCGTCGCTAACGTGAAGCCTTGTTACGGCCTTGCGGACATTGTCTACATAGATGCCCTGGTCGCAGACAGAGTTCCCCCCTGAAGCTGTGAACTCAAACCTAGCAAAGACAAATACGGGATTCCCCAGCCCAACAGTTGTGTCTCCCCCAACGTGGACCGGGGTGCTCGTCGCCTGGGTCTGGTTCTTAGTAGTGCTGTAGTCGCTCCACGTTTTGGTGAGCTTCCAGTTGCCGTTTGTGTGCCTTAGACCAATAGAGCCAGGAAGAATCTGATCCTTCTTAATGTCAGTAGTTGAGCTTTGCAGGTCCAGAAGGTTCTGGCTGTACTCGCTTAGAGTTACCTGGTCGCCAGGCTCAATCTTGTAGGTGTAGTCCGTCATCGGATAAACCCAGCCACGCCAAAGGAAACGCTCAAAATGTCTGGAAGCTGCTGAGAAGAGTCGTCAATCCTGCACCTAAAGGCAGGAACAACAGTCCAATCGTTTGGGTACAAGACAGTTGAAGCGCTGAAAAACACTGGGACGTAGATGTCGCCAGAGGTTCGGTCGGCGCTAAAGGACGCCTGCATACCCTCTACAGCAGACCCGTTTAGTCTAACCGTAGCGTCAACCTTCAAAGGCCCAGTGTGCGCTGAATCCCTGAAAGCAATGGCTTGCATGAAGAAGGTGTAGATGCCTGTGTACCTGCTAGTAAAAGTAAGCGGCACTGTGGCCTCGACGTACTTTCCGTTTTGCATACTCGTGTACGGAACTACTAGGCCGTCTTTAAACAGAAGCTGCGTGTCGTTGTAGCAAGCAAAGGGGCTTCTCTGGCGGTCAGCTGTCGTAGCCGAGTTCGGGGGAATGGCTACGGTGTGGTGAATCGCATCAGAAGCAATGTTGTTCTGGTCAACATTCTGAATAGTGTTGGAAGCCTCGAAGAACTCCCTCATCAGGTGGTCTGCGTCAGCCACATCTCCAGCGTAGAAGTCTCTCTTCTGAACGTAGTAAGTCATCAGACCTCAGACTCCAGCTGATTGACTGCCCTAAGCACAGAGCTAGCGTCTCCCAGGTCTTTGAGGGGAGGGCAGCCGACCTGACGAAGGGCCTTGTTTGTGTTGGACACAAGGTTGCTCTCATAGGCTGACCTAGAGATTCCAAGGTCTAGCTCTTGCAGCGCAGCCCTGAGTCTTTCAAGGAGTCTATTCATGGTCAGTCCCCTCAGCGCGAATGCCATGATCCTCAGCGTAGATAGCAAACCCAACAATCCTCCAGCCGGCGTTACCGCTTCCCGAGAAGGCAAGCTTGATGCACTTTGCTGTGAGGTTCTCCCCTGAAGGGTCCGATGACGAAGTGTTGAGAGATGGGTCAGATGCACTTAGCGGCCCGTTTGCAGCCAGGTTTACCCTACGAACTCGGACTCTCTTTTCATCCCAAACACTTCTGTAGGAGCCGGCTCCAGTCGTCCCGCCCTCTCTCTGAAGCCAGGTTGCTGGCGCTGTGTCCTCGTCAAACTCCTGGTCCCACAGAAGGGCGTTGGGGTCACACGGGGTCATCTTCGTGCCGCCGACAATGTTCCGGTCCCAGTCTGTGTACCACTGGATGTCGACTTGGTTGTCGAAGGCTTTTCTTCCCTTAGCCAGATCCTCTGTCTGAAGCCCACCAGTCTGAACGTAGTAAACGTCTAGCCGAGTAAAGGTCTTGTCTGACTGAGGGTTATCCATCGTCAGCCATCGGGTCTCAAAGAGATGTTCAATGTCCTTAGACTTAAGTTCCTTCTCTGTTGCGTTGCGGTAGTAAACCTTAGTCCCCGCCCCCCAAAGGCCAATGTCGTTAACCCCAGAAGCATCTAGCTCCGAGTTGTAGCCCACGATTACGCTGCCCTTGTGCTCAGCCGCAGCGGTGACGCACACCGGAATTTTCGACAAAGCACCATTGTCCACATGGATAGCCCAGACCTGATTGTTTACAGAGCCAGGGCCAGCGGAAATGCTGAAGTAAACACGCCGGTTCATGGGGTCGGTCCAAGAGAAAGCGTTCCTCAGACTGCTCTTTGGGATGTCCTTGATGATGGTCGCAACGTCAGGGGAGAGCGGAACAATCTTTGACCCATCAAAGGCAAACAATCCCGACTCAGAGATAAAGTAAACACGCCCCTCAAAGCCAGCCGCCGCCCTGTCAGACACAGCGCCGATTGAATTGCTTAGCGGGTTCAGGATTGGCAGGCCGCTCTTGTCCTGAGTAAGCATGTAAGTGCTTCTAGCTTTGAAGATAAGGACGTAGTCGCCACCGTGCGCGTACCCTGTAATTGGGTCTGAGACGTTGTTCCCAACGATAATGAAGTTCTCCGCAGGCACGGCTTCTTTAGCGCCTTTGTCCTTAGAGAAGAACAAGGTGTTGGGCTCTTCCTCGTTTCCTCCGTAGTAAGTCCTACCTCGGTAGTAGAACGAAAACCTGGATAGTGGTGGAGGGAGGTTCTGCCCGACATCTTCGGCGGCTAGAGTCAGGGGAGCTGCGGGCTCAGTGTGGTCGATGTAGTGATCGCCATCAGTCCCTGGAAGATACCGAAGCTTGTAGTATTTGATGCTGTCTGTAGAGCGGTAAAGGTTTCTTCCAATGATGTCATCTTGAGGACACGGGCTCTCAAGACCAGCGACAAGAATCATGTACCTGTTGTTGGCGGCAACAGAGTTGTCTTGCATCATGTTCGACGCAGAAGACAGCTCGCTCTCCTGCCCAAACTCGCTAACGAAAGAGACTTTGTAGCGATACTGGTAGTTCACATCGCCCTTAGTCATGGAGAAGCCTCCCCAAAACCGATTGGCTGGAGCTGAGACGGCTGTGTTGATGTCGGTTTCCCCGTCTGTTGGGCCAACAAGCCTGGGCTCGCCTGGGCTCACGGCAATGCCAAGCGGCGTCACCTTCTCCCCATCCCACTTCACGTTGGGGTCTCTGCCGTTAGTAATGATGAGATTCGTTCCGACCTGAACAAACCTAGTAGCCTCATCCAGGCTTTCCGGAATGTGACGCCCGCTAAGAAGTTTCTTAACGTCGCTGCCCTCTAAGAGCAGAATGTCTCCGTTGCACTCAACAAGAATGTCGGTGCGACCATCTCTCGTAAAGGTGCCGATTGAGGTCACCTTTCCCTGGAGAGGGTTGAATGGAGTTGACGTATCATCTCCTTGCCTAACCCAAAGGCGAACTAAAGGACGTATTCCAAGGGAGGTCGCTACCTCGCCGCGCAGGGTGAACTCAACGCCCCTGTTGTCTGTAGACGAGCCTTTGTCCTGCCAGACCCGAGTGTCGATTCCGGCAACCTGGGTAGGCTCAAACTTCTGCACAACCCCTTTGGCGCGGCTCATGTCTTGAGAGCCCCATACCACCAAGTAGCAGAGCCCCTAACCTGGCGCTTTCCGCTAAACACTACGCTCTGCTGCATGTTAAGCCGGTCGAGTTGAATCATCCTGGCGATTCCCATCTCGTACCTTTGGCGAGCCTGGTTTGCCCTTCCTTGCTCATCAGCAGCCTCAAGCATCAAAGCTTCAGCGCCATCAAGGATTACCCCGTGAAACTGAGAGTCAAAGATAGGGAAGTCATTGTCATCAGCCATTGGGCTGGGCTCAATTTGAATAAGAGACTGAATCTCATATTCGGAATCAGGCACAGGATAGAGCTGCATGAAAAGTGTAGAGGAGCTGTTCGGCCCTGGAATGCTTAGGTAATCGTCGGTGATTGAGTCAACAAATCCAGAAATGCTCGTAGAGGCTGGGTCTTCAAGCAAGTAAGCAGCGGTTCCGTCTACAGTGCTCCGATAAAGTCGAAGGTTAAAATCTTTCCTTGCTTGATCTGGAGATGGCGTTCCTACGGTTATGTGCTGAACATTAGAAACCTCTAGGGTCACAGAGGAAGAAGGACCCTTAGCTGATTCTGCGCCGGTTTGCTTGTCGACGTAGGTGTACCAGTAAGTGTACTTGCCAAGAGGCAACGTAGAGCCCGCAGAGGCCGCGAGAGTAGGAGTAATCCTGGGCGCAGGGATAGGCTCCTTTCTCACTGTCGCAAACCTAGTAGGGCGTCCCTCCACGTCCAGGTCTAGGTGCGACATACTCTCCGGGCTTATCGCGCCCATGCTAAGCGGGGTACCGTATGTCGTAGAGCCACCCTTAAACAGGGTAGATTCAACAACGCTTAGCGAGCCTACGGGAAGAGCGACCTCTGTAAACAAAATCTTAATCGAGTGATTTGCGGTAGCTCCAGAGGCAATGGTTTGAGCGCATCTAAGCTGGCGGTCTAAAGTCCACTTTGTTCCAGTGGCGTTAATGTTCATCACTCGGTAAAAGTCGTTGTCAATCCTCACCAGCTTCCCCATTGTCGTAACGGGGGTGTTTGCGTGCTGAGAGATTGCGATAGTCCGCTTCCCATTTTCAGTTCCAACTACATAGACCGCACTTGCGGACGGGGTGTTGGAGTCAGCGCCTGTGTTGGCGTGAAAAAACGAGGCGTAGGTCGTTTGTGTGTGGCGACGACGAAGCCACCCCCAGCGCCTTCTAGAGCAGATGCTGAGGTACGCCTGATTGATTCGGCGGTTTAGTTTTGCGTCGGACTGGGAGTAGTCCTCACGCCGCTCTTGGAGAGCTGTTCTGAGTTCCGAGAGGTTCACGAACAACCCTCCTAGAGCGAGTGAGTTTTAGACTACGCCTTGCGACGGTAACGAATCTGAAGATCCACGATAAAACCGCCACTAGGGACAGTCCCAATCGGGTCAAGGACGACGTTCAAGAACTTGCCCTTGGGAACAACCGGGTTCGTCACGGTAAGCGACTCCTGAGTCTTTGCGGCCAACGCAGTGCCGCCAGTCTCGTCAGAGTCAAAAGTGCGAAACGCAATCTGCTTAGCGTTCGCCCATCCACCGTCGTCCACGGACTGAACCGTGATCTTAAAGACATCGGTAGTCGCCGCTCCAATAGCGTCAAACGACGAAATGCGAACGTCCTCCACATAGATGTCTGCGTCATCCGGCATCAGATAAACGTATGTAAAGCTATCCGTGCCAGGTGCAATCGAGACCTCTTTGCAGATGTCGGTCATGATCGAATAGCCAAAAGGCGCGTACTCCTTAACTACTCGGCTAACGTGTGTTGCAACAGCCATAATAATCTCCTAGTTGCGGAGGCAGGGGGCCGAAGCCCCCCGCCAACACACGTTGCTAAATGCGGTTGTTCGTGACGTAGACTTCAAGCTGCTCAACGCCGCTTCCGCCGTGGTCTTCCATCAGCACGCCGCAGCCAAGAATTCCCCATGCCTGGGCATGGGCAGCTGTCCCGAGAAAGTCTCGGTTAGCCTGCTCTTGAGCATGAAGCTGATCGTTGACACGGGAGATAGCTACGGGCGCAGTAATCGAGCCGGACGCAGTGACCTTGGCCGTAGCCACGCCCTTAACCCGAACAAGAAACTCACCGCCATCGTTAGCGGTAGCGCTAGAGCCAGCCTTGTAAGACATGCCAGACGGCCCAAGCACAACACCAACAGGCATCACGCACTGAGCTGCTGCCGCATCGGTGTTTGAAAGGCAAGCAACCTTAACAGCCTCGTAACCACCGTCACTGTTGGGCTGGGCGCTAATAGCAACCCAGTCTCCAGGGACAAAGGCAGTAGCGGCAAGCGCTCCAGAGCCTCCAGTATGAGTTCCGTTCCGAACACCAATGTCCAGCGTAAGAGCTGAACCACCATGAATGTAACCTGACATAATTGTGTCTCCTCTCTCTGCTTAGAACTGGATTGCGCCTGCGCCGAAGTCCGTACCACCCTGTCGGGCGAGGGACGAGCAGGTAAGCATCGCGGTGAAGTAGGTGTGGCTGATGATGACATCGCTGTTGGGCGGGGTCATGAAATCAGTCATACGGAAGTCGTCATGCGACAGAATCGCAAGCTGGAGGCCAACGCCAGTAGCCTGACCCTGAGCAAGCGGGTTCTTGCCAATAACCTCAAACATGTCGGGGGACAGGTTGAAGTCGTTGACAGCACGCTTTCCAGTGGTGGTCAGGAAGTAAGCCTTGCCAGTGCCAGCAAGCTCATCGTCAGGAACAACCGGAGTGCCTTCGAAGAGAAGGTTCTGGAAGCCCTGGTCCCAGAGAGCGTTGTCACGCTCAGCCTGGTTCGGAGCCACAAGACGCTTGAAGAAACGGTAGACCTGCGGGTCAACCAGGATGATGTCCGGATGGGTGCCCTTCTTGGAGCAGTCCATGTAGACCTCTTCCCAGGTGTCCAGCCCGTCCGTGCCAAAGGCGGTCATCTGGCCGTACTGGTTATTCCAGTTGGCGTAACCACCAGCAACGCCCGACTGAGCAATTCCACCAACCGTCTTCGCAGGGGTAGCCTGGAAGTCGATGAACCCGTTGAGACCGTTGATCTCCTTGGGGTTGGCGGTGTTTGCCGCGTAGAGCTGACGAGCAAGCTCGTTCATCATGCTCTGCTTGGCAATAGCCATCTTGGCGTTCAGCAGGTTGACGATCTGGTAGGGACCACGGTTCTGAGCAAGCTCAGTGTTGTCAACGACAACGGAGCAGCGGTTCTTGTACCAGGTGTGGAACCGAGCGGTGTCCGGGCCGTCCTCGGGAGTCGTGGAGAAGGTCTCGTAAGTGCTGATAGCAGAGACGTTCTGCGACTCGGTGAGAACCACCGGAAGGCGAACTTCGGTACCACCTTCGTACATGATCGCGCCCTGGCGGTACATGTGGTAGAGCAGAGGGTTGGACTGGACGATTTCCATCGCCACAGTGTCGCGAACGGCCTGGAGCGTAGTCGAATAGACCCGATCCAGCGCCAAACTCGTAATCGTGTTAGCAGGCATTTAATTCCCTAAATGTTAAACCCCTGCTCCTTCAACGCACGAGTAGCTGCTTCAAGAGCGGTCTCTCGACCCCTTTTAGCCACAACTGTTCCCTTGCGCGAAGCCACAGGAGCCGCCGCATGGCGCTTCTTAGACTTAGCTTTGGTTTGAGCAACGCTGACGTTTGCCCGAGCGACCTTCGCTGCAATGCGAATGGCACGCTCTGGGTTACTTTCAGCAAGCTCAGTCAAGTCGGGGTCAGAATCGATGACCTGCCCAACGGTCGCAGCAAACGTATTATGGTCAACATCGGGTTGCGTCTTTGCCCAATCTTTATAGGCGCGGACAACCCGCTGCTGAGCCGCAAGAGGCTTAATCTCATTGACCGTATTATCTAGGCCAAGAGAGTTAAGTTTGTCCTTCACAGCCTTGTTAACGTAATAGTTAATTACGTCTTCAGGGCTTGCGCCGTCCGCCATATCAGGAGCCTTCTCCTTAACGGCTTCAGGTTGCGTCTCGTTGCCAGAGTTCTGCGAAAGCAAAATCTGGTCAACAACCGACCTACGCTCTTCTAGCGAACGTCGTTCATCAGAAAGAGCCTGAGTCTTCTTGGTGTAATCAGACTGACGCAAATATCCGCGCTTCAGCTCATCCCGAACATCGTCGGGAATTCCTTCCATCGCTTCAATAAATTCAATCGGATTGTCATATCCAACTTGGGCTTCTGCTTGGTCCTCGGTGTCTTCGTATGCCGAAGCGCCGGTCCCTTGATCGAGGGTATCCAGGTTGTCCTGGGCCTCAATTTCTGGGTTATCGGTGGCATCCATTGGCTTTGGTCTCCCTTCGATGACTTATTGCCAGAGTTAGTAAACTCTGGGTGCATTTATCCCATGTTGTCAAGTACCATCGGCGCATGGCTGCAAGAAAACCAAAACTGTCCGCAGAAGATATTGAACTTTGGCATACGCGAATCGCGGAGGCCGAGGAGCACATGGAGGAAAACGTACTCCATGAGTGGAAGCGAACATACGAGGACTACATCGGGAAGACCGACGACGACGGGCTTCATTACTCTGATGGAGACGCTCCTAACTTCAACTTCCTTCTCTCCACAGCAAACTCATTGGTGCCAGCCATTATCAGCGCTGACCCATACGTTCGTATGCAGCCTAAGCGACCCAGGGACAAAGAGGGCGCTCAAGTTGCAGAGGCAGCGGTCAACTATGTCTTTCGCGAAATCGACGTAAAGAAGACCATTAAGGACGTAGTTCTAGACACTCTGCTGTACGGACTTGGGTTTGCAAAGATTGGGTATGACCCGTCCGGGGCTTTCCTCATGGACGAGGACTACGAGGTTGGTCCGGAGATTCTGGTTGACGAAGTTGATGAGGAAGAAGACTTTGACGACAGGCTCATTCGGCAGGCGCTGGCTGAGCAGGGGGCGACGTTTGACGACGAGCCCATCGACAACCCGACCGTGGAACGAGTTGCCCCTTGGGACATCCTTGTCCCACAGGGGTACGACGACATCCAGAAGTGTCCCTGGGTGTGCGAGCGAATCACTGTTCGATACGACGACCTAGTAAACGACGACCGATTCAAGCTCCCTAAGAACCTTAAGCCAGACTCCAATCTCTCTAGCTCTGTGCCGTCTGAGTACAGCTACTTCAAGGGAGACGCTTACTTCCGAGATGCTGAGCCTTCTCAGTACATGACCGTCTATGAGATTCGGTACTGGGCTCGAACCAAGACCGGACTACGACGACGATGTCTCTGGATGCTGCGACGACAAGATGCCGTCTCCGTAGAAGACACCGTTATTAGGCACATTGACGACCCGCTTCTCATGCGGGGCTACCCATATCAGCAGCTTCAGTTTGTTCGTGTGCCTGGGGTTATGTGCGCCCCTAAGACTGCCGACCTTTCTTCAATCCGCCCGATTGCAGAACGCCTCAACGAAGAATGGGGATACCTGCTCACCCATCATCGAATTTCTTCTAAGAGAAAGTGGGTCGCCCTTCCCGGAGCCCTGGAGGACGGAAGCCTGGGGGCGCTGCTTGAATCCAACGTAGACATGGAGGTCGCTGAACTTCCCGCGAATGTTGGCGACATCCGGCAGGCAATTATGCTCCTCCCAGAAGCCCCTCCCCCTAGCACCACGCCAATGGTCCTCCAGGGCCTGCAAAGGCTGATGTACGAAATCAGCGGGGTTGACGTGTACATGCGAGGAGGAGTTGGTCGAAAGGGCACAACAGCTACAGAGGTTGCAGTTGCCTCACAGTCGAGCAGCAACAGAGCAGCTAGCCGCCTTGGAATGACTGAGAAGTTCACAGAGGGAATCGCACGACAAGTCCTGGCAATTATCCGTCAATACTGGGATGAGCCTCGTTACATGAGAATTTCCGGAGCAGCTGGCGAAGACGAGTTCGTCTCCTTTTCGGCCACCGACATTGAAGGAATGTTTGATGTCCGAATCGAGGCGGGCTCGACGCTTGGCAAGGACCCGGCAACAGAGCAGCAAGCTTTCATGGGCCTACTAAACACGATCCAGCAAACTGTCTCTGCAATGACCCCGATGGTTCAGAGCGGACTTGCATCTCCCGACACAATTAAGAACTTTGTCGATAAAGCCTTCTCAATCTGGCAAGCTGACAAGCGTATGCTTATGGGACCAATGGCCGCTTTGCAATCGGCAGCTACCCCTGGCGCTTCAGCACCCTCACCTTCTGAACCAAGCATTGAGTCCATCGCAAGTGGACGAGGAATGGGCGGCCAGGGAGAGGCTCTGGCTGGGCAAGCCTCGGCAATGGCTGGCGATGTTACGAGCGGAACCGGAGGGACCGCTGACCTAGCAACGCTAATTTCAAGAGTGACAGGTTCTTAATGCCCTACTATCCGCTTCAATGTACGTTCAGCTCATGCCAAATGGAGTTTGAGCACTTCACTACGCCGGCTCTTTATGCGAGAAGCAAAGCCGATGGATTCCGAGATATTCGATGTTCTTATTGCGGGAGCTTTGGCGCTCAGCGGGTTTATCCTGCTGACTCAGCACCCGCCAACATCACGGTAAAGGGGACCTGGGGGAAGCACGCTTCTCCTGGCCTTAAGGGCAGGGAGTTCTACACCGTCCAAGAGCGAGACCGGCAGCTTGCCTCAGTAGGGAGCAAGGCTGGGGCTTACGACGGAGAAGGCAGCGAGCCTAAGAAGCCAAGCTCTATTAAAACCTACAAGCTCGACAAGTCTGGAAAGCTCAAGCTTGAAGAAAAGAAGAGGCCGTCTGAGATTGTCAAAGAAGCTGCGCTGAAGAGCGACGGGCTCATCGACTTTGACAAAATGGTTGCTGACATTGGAATCACGAAGCAGTCCCTCCAGGGAGTAATTCTTGGAGGAATCCGTCAGGGGTGGATTCAGAAGACTGAAACCCCTCGGGTCTACCGCCTTCTCTGAGAAGCCAGCATCTTGCTTTTGAACGAGCGACTCCAGTCCTCATATGCCTCCCACTCGTCGTGAGACCACTTGTTGTGGTCGCCCGATGAGGCCGTTGGCGAGTCAGCCCTGACCTCTGACCCGCTACCTGGGCAGTAATGAGCGACGGCGTTTGCAATCATCATTGATACGCAAGCGTCGTCGTTCTTGCCTGGGGGAGCGCTCATCTTCGACTCAGTGTCGTGGCCGTCAGGGTTTCTCTTCACAGTGCTTCTATAGGACTGCATCTCTGCCAAGACTTGCTGAGAGCGAATCTTGACGTAGCCGTCTTTGAACGCTTTCTGCATCAAGCCAACCATCGCTGGCTTCGTTTTCCTGTTGGTGTCCCAACCAAGCGTCTGAGTTGGGCCTGTGATGCTGTCGACGGTTCGCCTGCGGTACATGTTCCAATACTTAGTCTGGTTAAGCATGGCGATTAGACCAGCTCCAAGTCCGGAAGACTCGGGGGCAAGCACAGCATTGTTGTAGAGAAGGGCAATCATCAAAGATGTCTCAGCTAAGACATCGAGGTCTACCTTTCCTCTCCACTCAGCAACCTGTTCCATAGAGGCTACGTCGACTACGCATATGTGGTCCCAGTCTCTTGAGGTAGGTCCCTTGCTTACGTCAGCAGAAACAACGTACCTTCTTTTGGGTTGAGGCAGCTTCCACACCGACATCCGGCCATTGCCCTCTAGGGCAGGCTGCAACTCGGGGCTAAAGCTAGAGAAGATGCGAGCCCTGTTTGCGTCGTTGCCAGAAGCGTCAACGATTTCGTACCACTGGTGAGGCGGGCAATCGTTGTCGTCGTTGATTCGGACTTTCTTAGCGCAGTATTGACAAGCGCAAGCGTGGCTCCTTACCTGGTTCCAGATGGCGTCTTGGTCAAAGACTGGGCTTCCTGTAGTGGAGAACGCCTCCTCGTCAGTTGACGGATACTCCTGATGGAACCGCTCTAGAGACCCACCGCACTTGCTTACAAGGGTCTCCCTTCTCCATTGGAGGTTCTCTAGGGAGATCCAATCCCCGAACCTTTCTAGAAGCTCCTTCTCATCCTTATCCAGGCTTCCCCTGAAGTCTTCTTCCGAGACATTGAGCGGTCTCGCGTACTCCTCCATGAGGAACCAGGGGGTAAACAGCGCATACCAAGTAGAGTCTGGATGTCCTGGGTGTTTCTTCTTTAGCGTCATCCACGGGGGGATTTCATCCCACCAAACATTGGCTGCTAGGTACTGCGTGTGGTGAAAGTCACCTGAGCCGTTGCAGGTGGACTCGGCGTAGATCATCGTCCCAGCTTCATCCGGCACAGCCTGCAACGTAGCCAGGAAGAACTCTTCGGGTCGCTTATAGAAAGCCACCTCGGAACAGTGAACCTGGCGAGCCGTAAAGCCACGAGCGTCGTCAACGCTCTTTGCGGTCATAACGATGAACCTAGAGCGAAGGCCCGCTGACCCCTGCGGTGCCCGGAAGTCCAACTCGTAAACGTTGTTGTACCGAGTCATCGGGCGAAGGTTTTCTGGCAGGTAGTCGTAGAAGACTTTGCACTTAGTAAAGATTGCCCTGACGGAAGGCTCCGTATGGGCAGCCACCAAGGCCGTCTCGTCTTGGTTAGTAATGCACTTCCAGAACATCCGGCCCTGGACGTGCGTAGAGCAGCCAAGCTGGCGAGCCTTTGCTTCCCAGATTCTGACCGGCAAGCCAGCGTTTTCAATCTCAGTAATCAAGCCTTCTCGCATGAGCTGGCTCTTGTTGAGGGTGAAGTTTTGGAACTGACCGTTCTTTGTCTGGATGTTGAGGTTGCTTTCAGCAAACTCAATGAAATCATCGTGGTCGCCCGATGTGAGTCGCTCTGCTGCTTCGTCTACTCGGTTTCTTTTTGACACGGCTTACTCATGTGCTTTCTCATCCTGTTGCTAGGAGGAGGCAGTTCTTTCGACTTCACCTTCTTCTCAAACACCTCTCTCCAGTGAGCGATGTTTTCCTGAAGAATGGGCACTTCGCTTTCATGGAGCATCCGGCAATTCCAGATGGTGTCCTTGAGAATCATGTGCGGGTAGATCACCCAAGCAACATTCATCGTGCCAGTGACGGCGTCGATAAGCCGCTTGGCCTCGTAACGGCCAATCCCGATGGCTTCTCCAACCATCTTTGGGGCCATGTAGCCTTCAAGGTTTGCAGCCTTGAAAGCCTTCTGAGCAGACTTGTTGGTAAAGACTTCGGCCCCAGGATAGATGGGAGGGCCTACATGCCAGGTCTCATCAGAGCCAAACCACTTGCGCCACTTCCTGCGAGTAAGGGCAGCGTTTCTCCACTGCTCCATCTCCCACCCGTAGCGACTCTTGTCGTCTGAAAACGATGGGACAACAGCGTTTGTTTGAATCGCTGACCCGCGCTCTTTGGTCGCAGATACAGGTCGATAGATTGTCTCGTCGTCGGCAGCCCTGCGCCATGAGTTGACGCCACCTACTCGCGAGTTTCTAGCCACGCTTTTCGAATCGGTTCGCAGAGACGCTCACCCAGCGCTTCCTCTCGTTGCCTCGAACTGTCCGCATAAACGTGTCGAGGTCAAGCCACTCAACCTCAGCCTCGACGGGAGCCTCAACTTCAACAGCAGCAGGAGCCTCAACCTCAGCAGGCTCAGCCAACATCGAGGATACTTCTCGGATGTCATCGCGTACGCTAGTGATGGCGTCGAGCAAAGACTTCCGACCCTTTCCATCTAGCTCAGCATCGTAGACAGCGCTAAGCTCTTCATCGGAAAGACTGTCGAGCTTGGCGATAGCCTTCTTAACAGTGAGGCTGCTAGGGTCAAAAGACATTAGGTACTCCAGGGTTGCTATTATGGCTTACACCAAAAAGAAAAAAACTACAAAAAAGAAGCCGCTCTCCAAGGCCGCTAGAGCAGTAAAGCGCGCTGGGGTGTCAGGCGTCAACAAGCCAAAGCGCACACCTAGCCACCCAAAGAAGAGCCACATCGTCGTCGCCAAGGTAGGAGAAACCGTGAAGACGATCCGCTTTGGGGAGCAGGGCGCGAAGACAGCCGGCAAGCCCAAGAAGGGCGAGAGCGACCGCATGAAGAAGAAGCGAGCTAGCTTCAAGGCGCGGCACCGACGAAACATCGCTAAAGGAAAACTCTCTGCCGCTTACTGGGCAGACAAAGTGAAGTGGTAGGAACATGAAGCCGAACGTAAAAAAGCTCTGTGGAAAGTCAAAGGCCGGCAAGGCGCGTCGAATGAAGGGCGGCAAGGTGGGCGGAAAGAGCACAAGCACGCGAGCCGACAACCGGAAGCGAGCTAGCGTTTACGGACAGTGGGCTAAGGGAAATCTCTAACTGCTCTGTCAAAAGGGGAAAGCGGGCGATACTCCTCAGCGAGGACAATGTCAGGCTTTCAGGGGAAACCCACAGCCTATCCGACTGCAATTTAGAGAACGGCTCTGTAGTCAGGATATACAGCGAGCCCCCAAGCGAAAAAGAAGCAGACGCTATCGCTAAGCGCTGGGAAAGGAAAAAGGACGTGGAAGAAGAAGTTGATGTAGAGCCCTCGTCTGAGGTCGTTGTCTCCGAAGAGATTAACCAAGTAACCAACGCAGCCGCTGAGATCGGTGGCGAGTACGCCCCTGTGCTGGCAATTATCCTGGCCCTGCTCGCTGTCCTCGGCGGGAAGAAGGCGTGGTCTTTCTACTCTGAGCGCGCGGAGCAGAAGCATGAGCTAGAGCTTAAGAAGCTTGAGATGCAGCGCGACATGGCGGGAGCTGGGGCCGTATCTCCTCCTCCTTGCCAGGCTGTGCAAGCAAAGCTCGAAGCCTCCCTCGAAGAAACAAAGGCCAAGGTCGCGTCACTAGAGAAACGCCTTCTAGTTATTGGCGATGACTTTGATTCGGAGGATATAGAGCGCAAGGTCAAGCGACTACAGAAGGCCGTCCGCGAGCTACAGGACGACTCTTCGGTCTGATGTTTCTCTGGGGTCTTCTGCTTCTGGCGCAGGCTACAAACCCCGTAGTCACAAAGCTGGTCATGGAGCCCGACTGCCACATCCCAGCTGCTCCCCCGTGCATTCCGTTTAATGACCAACGATGGAAGATCGAGGGATGCAGGATTGACGACGGGGCCTGCTTTGTTCTTGGTGTAGAGCAGCCGCCTCACCCAGACGTAAACGCCACAATACGAATATCCCCCAAGTGCAAAGACAAAGAGTCTAAAGAGAGGCTTCTCATGTCAGCTCTTTCCATGCTCTTTAAGACTAAGTACAGGCTATTTATCTTTGAGGAGAAGGTGCTTAGGTGCTCAAGGTCTGGCTATGTGGATGTTAGGCTAACCGTGAAGGAGCTTTAGGATGCCTGTTCGGAAAAAGCGCAAAAGCCGAGTCAACGAAGCTGGCAACTACACAAAGCCAACGATGCGAAAGCGATTGTTTGAAAGAATCAAATCTGGCTCTAAGGGCGGGAAGCCCGGACAGTGGTCTGCGCGAAAAGCTCAGATGCTAGCCAGGGAATACAAGAAGAAAGGCGGAGGGTACAAATAATGCCAATGGGAGTTAAGCACTACCTCAAGAACGGTAAAGAGCACAAAGGCAAGCTTCACAAGATGAAGAACGGCCAGCTCCACAGCGGGGCAACCCACACCTCTTCAAGCAAGCGGCTGTTCCACTACGGGGAGCTAAGCAAGAAGGCTCAAGCCAACGCCCGTAAGAGTTGGAAGAAGTAATGGCGCTAAAGAAGAGCCAGAAGTCCCTTAAAAAGTGGACAAAGCAGAAGTGGCGAACAGCGTCTGGAAAGAAAAGCTCAGAGACCGGCGAGGTCTATGCACCGTCTGCAACTATCTTTAAGCTTAAGAGCACAGCAGCTGGAAGAAAGAAACTAGCTGCTGCCAACAAAAAGAAACGAGCAGCCACCAAGAAGGGCAAGCAGCACGCCCGACATGGCCTGCACAAAGGAAAGAAGAGGTAGTTATGCCCGGTTACAAGCTAAAGACAATGAAGGCCAAAAAGCTTAAGAAGGCCAAGAAGCTGAAGACTTTCAAGAAGAAGCCGCTTGTGAAGGTTAAGAAGCGCAAGGGCTACTAGTGCCGTTTAAGCGCATTGTGTCTGGCAAAGATAAGGGGAAGTTCAAGTCCCCTAGCGGCAAGGTAATGACCGCAGCCCAAGTCAGGGCTTACTACGCCAGGAAAAGGAAAAAGAAGTGAGCCAGTTCTGGGAAGCCCTACTTACTGGCTTGCTTCTATTCCTCGGCGGTGAGGAAGAGGACTAAGCTTCGGCCTCTTCAGCCCCAAAGAGGCTTACAACCATGTCGGGAAGCTGCTCATTATTGTCCGATGGGGCAACCTTAAAATCGCCAAAGCGACCATCCCCGCTCCACTCTACCTCCCCAAAGATAGTCGCAGAGGGGTCTTCGGAAAAACGCTCGATGGCGTCGAGGAAGGCGCTATCTAAGCAATCCCCGACGCCAACGATTGTCATGCTGAAGTGAACAACACTTCCCTTAGAACGGGATTGCATCGTCTAGCTCACCGCTTCCGCCAGAAGCAGCAACGCTGGAGTAGATTTGAACGTCGTTGGCTACGACCTCTGTAATCCACTTAGTTTCTCCGTTTGCCTCGTACTTGCGGTTGTCGATTCGACCGTCAATGGCAACTGTGTCGCCGCCCTTTAGACTTCGGACATTGTTAATTTGGTTGCCCCAGACTACCACGCGGTGAAGGGTCGAAAACTCTCTTCCGCTCCAAGAGCGGGTGGTGCGGACCCGGAAGCCCATCTTTTCTTTGCCTTCTCCAATGGCCCGAATCTGAGGATCTTCCTCAACCAAACCCACCACGATAACTTTGTTAATGCTCGGCACACTCATCACAACGCTCCAATCATCTTGCTTACGTCGTTGTTGTTTAGTTCGCTCCACCGATAGGAAAGAACAGCAGCCAATCTGCTTTGCTCTTCTCCAATGTCAGAGGTAGGCAACACAACGTGCCCACGAGAGCGAACGGCAAGCAAGTACAGGTCGAACGGGTCACAACCCAGTACGTCTGAAACTTGCTTGATTCTTGTCAGGCTGAACGGAGCACGTCGGCCACGCTCAACATCAGATACATAAACCTTGGTTACGCCAAGGTGGTCAGCCAATGCGGTAATGCTCAAACCGCGTTCTGTACGAATCTCTCGAACCCGTTCTCCGAATTCCATATCAGCCTCCATAGCTGCGACAGCTTACGGTCTACGGTAGTAGCTGTCAAGCGCGCGGTCTTCCAGCCAGCCAAAGGGCTCAGGCAGGTGCAGGGTGAGGCTTCCTGGGGAGCCGTTCCTCTGCTTAGCGATACGCACATTGAAGTCACTAAAGTTAGCGTTAGGGTCTCTGTTGAACGGTCGGTCTACAAACAGAATGGAGTCAGCGTCCTGCTCAATCTGCCCAGACTCTCGGAGGTCTGACATCTGCGGCATGTTGCCAGTCCTGCGCTCAATCTCCCGGTTCATCTGCACCACGGCAATGACGGGGACGAGAAGCTCGTTTGCCATCGCCTTGATGCTTCTGGATGCCTGGGCAACCTCCTGCTCTCGGCTCCTGCCCTTGCACTCAACCAGCTGCAAGTAGTCCACCACCACAACCTCGATGCCGTGCTCCCGCACAGCTCTCTTGGTGTTCTCGATGATGCGCTCTAGCTTGCGGTCTCCGAAGTCCACAAGGATAGGCAGCCCCTTAAAAGACCTGTTCGCGCTGGCAGCAGCCTCCTCAAGCTCCGGGACAGAGCGGACAGTGTTCTGCCCAAGCTGCATTTCCGCAGTAGAGATCCGCTTCGCGACAGACATCTTCGACATCTCAAGCGATACGAACATGCTCTTGGTGCCGCGCTTCTTAGCCATACGCTGCAAGAGACTGAGAACGAAGTGGCTCTTTCCAGTAGACGGACGAGCAGCCACAACCACCATGTCACCCGGCTCAATCTCCAGCATCGAGTCCAGCAGGTTGTAGCCAGTCTTAACCTGATTAGTGACCTTGCTACCAGACGCCACAGCGACCACGTCAGTGGTGCCCTCGCGCATAATCTCGTCAATCCAGCTCTCAGTAGACGGTGACTGGCTAACCTCACCAACAAACTCCGGAGCCTCGTCCGGTCGAGCCTTCATCCAGTCACACCAATCTCCGTCAAAGCCCTTCGGCCAAGACACAGAGAGCGCCCTTCGGCCAAGCTCGCTGAAGATGGCAGCGCATCTGGCCGTGTTCTTCTTCCCAGCCTCGTCAGCATCGAAGGCAACCACCACCTCGTCAGAATCCTTGAGACGCCCCAGAATCCTCTCTGAGCGGTTTTTATTGAGCCACCCGACTCCAGGTATGCCCAAGGCGCTCAAACCGGACTGAGAGAGCGCTACGGCGTCCAGAGCACCCTCTACGAGGAACACTCGACCCCCTTCAGCCTCCCGAGTAGCAGGAAGGTTGTAGGGCATGGGAACTTGTCCCTTGAGGTGCCTGTACTTCGGACCCTTGTCATTTCCGCTTCTGGAGATGCGTCGGAACTGGATGTGTCCGACTGAGCCCGTGTCGGTGAGGTAGGGGATGGCTAGATGGTATGCGAAGCCGAACGGGCAGAACAGAGAGTCTGTCGAGTTGGACTTCTGGGCCAGCCCCAGGCTTACGCATGTGTCGACATCGGTAGCCCGTATCGCTGCTCCGAGGGCTGCGCTGGCTTTGTGCTCGTTAATGTCGGTGATTCGAAAGTTCCTGACGGTACCCTCTCGGATGCCGCGCTCTTTGACGAGCCACTCTAGTCCGAAGTTGTCAATATCACCCAGGGCACCTACAAACGCAGAGCAGGCAGCGATGCGTTTCGAAATGGGTACTTCTGGGGTTTCGTCTTCGATTGACGGGTAGATCGTCTTTACCGACTTAATCTTCGGCCCATTAATCCAGTCCAGCGCCTCGTTGTTCTCGCAGTCATTAATCCAGCAGACGAGGTCCACCACGTCCCCCGCCTTCTGGCAGCTGTGGCACTTGAACCTCTGCTTTCCGCCCTTGAAGTAGAAGGACAGTGAGGGGCTGCCCCCTCCGGGTCCTCGGCTGTGGTCGGGACAGAACCCCATTTTTTTGTTTCTAGAGAGCGCCACCCCTAGCGCTTCTGCGATGTGTCGAATGTCAGTTTCAGCGGCCTCGGCAAACCTGTCTAAACTCATACTGGCAACAACCCCAATTCGTAGCGAACGTCAGTGACGATCTGGTTAACAGCCCAGCTGAGCGCCCGGTCGCTCTCAGCACGAGCTTCGTTTTTAGATAGAGCAACCTTCAACTCAGACGGCTCGTACGGGTCGCCACCAGCTGAAAGCTTACTTCGAATAATCCCTGACAAGACCTCCCGGTATGGCAAGTCAGGGCACGCGATGTCTTGGCCCGAAAGGACGAAGCCTCCACTGCGGAGGTCACGGACGACGCTGCGCCCGCTCACGGTCACTGAGAAGTCTGTCCTGCCCTCGCGAACTGCCTTCTCGCGTTCACGGGCGTTGAGACCACTCCAGTGCTTTGTGCCGCCCTCTGCTCGGATGACTGACTCCTCTTTGTAGTTTGAGGCCCGGTTGAACCAGCCTGAGAGGAAGCGACGGACAGCGCGCTTCGGCTTCTTCTGGTTGACCTCCCAGGCACGCGCCTTCTTCGACTCTGCGAGAAGGTCCATGTCCGGGTGAGCATCTTGCTGGACTGCAATCCACTCTGCCAGGGGTTTGCCACGAGATACCAACTCACCCCACTGGTCGAGCAGGTACGCTTCAAATCCCTCGCACGCACGCGGGCTCGCGGGCGCAGGCGTATTAACGCCCCCTTCGGGGGCTATATTTATGCGCTCGTCCGTAGGCGCAGGCGAGGGCGCGCGTTGTGCATGCGCGTAACTAAAGAGCCTGGAAAGAGTCAAGGCATCCGACAAAACTTTTCTCTGACGCAAATTCTGCAACCCAACAGTGACTGTCTTCACAGGAACTTTGCTCACCGTAGACAGGTACACAGGGTCCAGGTGGTCCTCACTCAGAACACCCTCGTCCGAGAGCACCCAGAGAATGGGGTACAGGACGACCCCTTCCCAGGAACATCCCACGATCTTCGGGTGTGTCAGAAAACTTCGATCCACATCTCACCTCCAAGTTGGACAACGACTGTACGCCGGTCGGCTAACAGTGTCAACAGACTCCATGAAAATCGACAGCGCGTCAGCGAACGTGCTACACTCAAGTCCTCGGCAACGCCCCGACCTGACGAGGACAGGGCAGCAGTCTCCCCGGAGAAACTTCCTCCCCCCACCCCCGGAATTCTTCAGGGAGACTGCGCTAAGACTAATCAGTCAGCTCAGAGAGCCTTCTAGGCTATCACAGCAATGGCTGAACAAGCAGGTACAGTGGTCAGAGCGACGCGTAGGTATGGGAATATATATATGTAAATATATGACCCCCTGGGGGGTGGGATGGACGCGACTGACTCCCTTTTACACGTCTGCCTAGCCTGTCTGGCTGGGCCGTCCCCAGCGCGAACCGGCCCGTCCTGGGAGCGAACCGGGGACAACCGTCCCTAGCTAGGCAAGGGAGATAGGCGGATTGAGGCGGAGTAGAGCTAGACCAGGAAGAGGAGCCCAGCTGGGGAAGTGGGACCAGGAAGAAGGACCCGTACCAGAAACCCTGCATCGCCCCTATTTCCTGGGAGCGCCTGAGACGGCCCTAGCAGCCCTGAGAGTGGCCTAGCAGCGATTGCTAGGTGTCCGCGTCCGGGCCGGTTCGTCCTGGGCGCTCCTGGGAGCCGCGAGCAAGGCGCAAAAAAGCC